AATTAATAGAAGAAGCACTATGCGGTTATATTGATCAAAGTATAGCAGGTGGTGCAGGAACAACAGCTTTAGTCATATCAGACGCTGCCTCATCAAACGGCAGAAACATGATCATCAAGCTTTCTGGTACAATTACTGGAAACAGAATTGTTACCGTTCCTACAACATTAGAAAAGATGTGGATTTTTTCTAATGAAACAACAAATGCATTTACAGTTCAAATAAAAGGCGCTTCAGATGGAGGCTCGGGCTATACATTTAGCACAACTAACAAAGGCAAACGAATTCTGTACATGACAGGTACGAACCTGGTCGATGCTGGATTTAGTTCTTCAGCTTTAGAAAATATTGTCGAAGATACAACTCCACAATTAGGTGGAGACTTAGATGTTAATGGCAATGATCTTGTTTCTACATCCAATGGAGATATTAATCTAGTTCCTAATGGAACGGGCGAAGTACAAGCAAGTGGTTCTGTAATTAAAAATGCAGGTAAAGAAACTATGTGGGTGCCAGCTACAGCAATGTATTCAACTACAACTAATGGAGCAGAAGCAGCACAGGCAGAACTGACAGCAACTAATCCAGAATTAAAAACTTTCGCCTTTGATACTACTACAGCGGAATATACACAGTTTAATGTATCTTTTCCCAAAAGTTGGGATGAGGGTACAGTAACTTTTCAAACAATGTGGTCTGCATCTGCAACAGATACAGGCACAGGGGGTTTCAAACTGCAAGGAGTTTCTATCGCTAGTGATGCTGATTACGATACAGCATTCGGAACAGCGGTAGCAAATACAGCATTGGCAGCGAGCGGAACGCAAGACGATATGATGGTTAACGTAGAAAGTGGAGCTGTTACTATAACAAGTGCAGCAGTAGACACTAATACTGTTTTTCAACTAGTAAGAAATGTATCTGTTGATACTAATACAGGTGATTTAAGGTTAGTAGGAGTTAAAATATTTTACACTACAGACGCGGCTAACGACGTATAGGAGGAATAGAATATGTCTTTTGGATATCAAATTTTAGGTTTTGGAGCCGGTGGTGCAGCCGCATCAGAATGGCTGGAAGCTACTGGTGGCACGGTTACCACATATACTGATAGTGGCGTCGATTATAAAGCTCATATGTATTTAGCGACAAGTACTTTTGATGTTACTGCTTTAGGTACTGACAGTTCGCATGGTGATAAAATAGATTATTTTGTTATTGCTGGCGGCGGAGCCGGTGGCTTTGGCGGTACTGGTGGAGGCGGTGGATCCGGAGGCGCGGTCACGACATCTGGCCTTAGTACAACCATTACAGAAGCAAATCATACTATTACAATTGGATTAGCAACTCCGACTGCTACCAATAACGATGGGCAAGACGGTAATGATTCTGTCGTATTTGTTGGTGCACCTATGGCAGCTACTGGAGATGGTGGCGGTGGTGGAGGAGCAAGTCACCGAAACGGTCACCCCGGTGGATCTGGAGGAGGAAATTCTAATCCTGGATGCCCGGTCGGCCAAGGTTGCGGCGGTCCCGCACCAACTGCAGGAACTGGTTCACAAGGTGGAAATGGCGGAGTGTCTGCCTTTCAACAAGGTGGGCTAGGAGCAGGTGGAGGCGGCGGAGGAATGTCAGGACCAGCTTCAGTAAATACAGGTGCACAAGGAATTCAAAACGCATACGAGGATGCAGCAGGATCAAATTATTATTACGGCGGCGGCGGAGGCGGCGGTGGAGGAATCCACAGTGGACTCGGCGGCGGTGCAGCCGGCCAAGGTGGCGGCGGCGGAGGTTCATGGCAACAAGCAGGTGGACCCGGTGCAGCAGGCACAGGAAGAAATCCAGGAACAGCGGGTACAAATGGATCTGGTGTTATAGGAGGTGCTGCAGGAGCGAACACTGGCGGCGGCGGAGGCGGCGGAGCTCACTCTGGTGGGCAAGGCGGAGCCGGCGGAAGTGGCTATGCTGTTGTTCGTTATAAAGTAGGACCAAGTCCATAATGGCAGCTTTTGCAGAATTAGATAATAATAATAAAGTCATACGATGTTTAGAAGTTGACGACAAACATTGTGGTGGTCCCGATAATACAGACGATGACATTGGTCAAAATTTTTTAAGAAAAGTACATCTTGATTCAACTGCAATATGGAAAAGAACTTCAAACGATTTTTCTTTTAGAGGAAGATTGGCCGGTCACAATTGCATATATGATTCAGTTAAAGATAAATTCATTCCTTCTCAAATATACCCTTCGTGGAGTTTAAATGAAACTACTCTTCTCTGGGATCCCCCTAGTCCACAACCCACACACGTGCCCTCTAATTGGGACGAAGATTCCAAAAGTTGGCACACAGAATTCGACGCAGATACAGGTGTCTGGTCATAAAACTTACTAGCGGTGAGTAAAAGTTCTTCCTATATTTTTTGAAAAAGTCTTCTATCATCTACAAAATAGATATTCTCAAAAGCTTCAATAGCTTCTGTTTTAGTTTGAATTAAAGGGTGTCCGGCTAGATTAAGGCTCGTATTTAATAAGATTGGACAGCCTGTTTCTTTATAAAATAATTTTAAAAGATCATACAGGAAACCTGTCTTAACAGTTTGAATACGACAAGTATTATCTGCATGAACAATTGCCGGTATCTCTTTCGGTCGTTTACACTTAAAATTTAAAGTCATATAAGGGGATGCTTTCACTCCTAAAGTATCAAAATATTTCTTAAAATGCTCTTGTAAAATAACCCCGGCAAAAGGACGATACCACTCGCGTTTCTTTACAGTGTTAATAATTTCTTTACCTTTAGGATTTCGAGGATCCAATAATAAAGAACGATGCCCCAAGGCTCGAGGACCCGCTTCTGGTGCTCCTTCAAATAAACCCACTATCTTCTGGTTTAATAGTAATTTTAACACATCTTTAATCGTTGCGGATTTGCCGTATTGATTAAAACAATTCTCGTAGAAATGATAAAAATTATCTTTAGGAGAATAACATTTAGAATCTTGTGTTTTTCGATGATAAAAAAAACGAGCTGCTCCAATACTGGTCCCTGCATCATCAGCTAATGGATCAAAATAAAAATTACAATTAGGAAGATGCTTAATATAATAACTGTTGGCTACGACATTTAAACCGTATCCTCCTCCGATACAAATATTTTTAATCCCTGTTATTTCTACCCATTTTTTAATTAAGTCTAAAGCTTCTTGTTGAGTTTCTAATTGAACATGTTGACATGAATCAGCATAAAATTTAAAATTTTTAGGAGTAATTTCTTTAGCTATTTTTGACTTCATTCCTTTAAACATGGCAGTTTGTAAATCTCCATTACATGGAACTATAATATGTTCTAAGTTTTTATTAGTAAGTTTAGGATATAATTTATTTTTTCCATAGGCTGCTAGCCCCATTGTTTTTCCTCCTTCCAAACAATTTTGTCCAATTAAGGTCGTAGCTGCTTCATATTTTTTAAGGATGCTAAACCTCTGATAAGTCCAATAGTTTTTATAAAGAGTATTAAAAACATTGGGATAGCTGCATTCATATATACTTTCAGCTTCTCGACCTCCTTTTTTATTATCCCGGTGATAAAAATTTAGCCAGGTATTTTCATGAATAGATCCATCACGATCTATTACCACAGCCAGAGCCCGTTCAAATCCACTGTTGTAAAAAGCCCCTGCAGCATGAGCTAAATGATGAGTATGCATAACAGTAATAGGAAGGTTTAATTTTTTATGAATATAAGCACTCATACTTTCAAAAATTCTACAATCATCAGGATGCCAAGAATAGGTTACACAATCAATAGGTTTAAAATGTTCTATAGCTAAATCGATAACACTAAAAGGATATTGATCTCTTTTAATTCTACTAAACCTTTCTTCTTTAGCAAAGAATTCTATCTCTCCATTATTAATAAGACAGACGCTGCTGTCGTGACCTGGAGAAATACCTAGAATGCGCATATTTATTTTTTTGTATTAAAAAACATGGCTAAAATATATCTTTCCTTAAATGTAAAATCAGTAGAAGTGGTATGCCAACGTTGAGCGTTATACAGGATTAATCTATTAGGGTAAGCACCCACACTAACATCAGGATATTTATCCCAATGCTGTTCAAAAAAGACAGTTCCCCCGCTTGTGGTTTGATCAAAATATAAAACAGCCGCTAGCTCTGTAAGATCTTTATGGATCATTCCATAAACAGTATTAACTTTAGATCGTTGAACTTCTTCTATAATTGTTTTGCGTAAAATACACTCAAAACTTTTTTTATCTATTTTTCTCTGAATAAGGTCCTCTAGTTTAGGAATAATAGTAGGATTAAGAGTAGGAAAATTGAATTCATAACAAGGATAGGCTTGAAATCTGTTACCATAATAAGTGTGCTGAGGTTGATAAATCGCTTTGTATTTTAAGGTAGGAAGATTAGATTTTAATTTGTCAAATAGTTTATGTTCTAGAAAGTCAGGGTGAAGAAGAAGAGATCCTTTTTTTAAATGATTATACATTTTATTTTGGAGGATTACTGTTTATTTTAAATGCTAAGGTTACTCGAGGAACATCTTTAAAGCAGTCTCCGCGATGCTTGGTTTTAGCCCCAAACATAATGAACTTATTTTGTTCGTATTTTTCTTCTTGGATACTCTGCTTATTATAGTAAAAAAAGGATCCTCCTTTATGGGTTGGGCCAACCATTAAAAGACAAGTAGTTCCTATAGAAGTAGGAAAGTCAGTATGCCAATCTCCACTCATTCCCGGATGTTGAATATTTAAATTGATACGTTCATATTCAGGATCTTTATTAAAAAAAGTTTTATTGATTTTAAATTGTAGACTATCGATCAAAGGATTAAATTCGCTACGAGGATATTTTCTACTACAAAAATCTTTACCATAAAAAACATCTTTAGCATGAGCGTAGTCTAAGTTTTCTGTGGAGGAAGTTTCATGAAAAAAATGAGGCGTGTCAAAAAGAAAAACAAAGGACAAATAGTCTATTAAGTAGGGATCAAGCCAATTTTGAATGACAGTAATTTTCATATTTAAATATTAAAGGCTAAAGCTATTCGAGGTTTCTTGTTTAAATTAGGACTGACCTCATGTTTTAAAAAAGAAGGAAACAACATTAAAGAGCCTGCTGATGGAATGGCTGTAAATTGAGAAGAAGTAAAAACGTTATAACGAGTGATATTATATTCAGACCAATGGGATTGAATTCCGTCGATAGCAGGATTATAGAACATAATATTCCCTGATTCAGGGGGAACTTTTATATAATAAACACCAGCAAAGGTTGTGTGGGGATGACAATGTACTTTATTATAATCTCTGTGATTATTGACGAGAGCCCACGCTTCTTTCACATGAGGAGTAATTTTAATTCCTATATCCATAGCTAAAATTGAAACCTGCTCTTTAATTTGAGAATGAAGTTGCAAAAAAGGTTCTTGATCCAAATTAAAATAAGGACTATGCCAACCTCCTTCATTACTATGTTGCTCTCCTTTTTCTTTTTTCTTTAACTCGAGTATGTGTTTTTCTAATACTTTATTATTAATGTTTTTAAAAAAAATATCCGCAAAAAAAGATGAAAAAATTGTATGTTTTTTCATTCTTTTATATAATAATTAAAATTTATAATAAATCGTACGGGTTCTTCTTTAGAAGTAACGGCCCTATGTTCAATAAGTGTATCAAAAACCACCATTTTATTAGCCTCAGCTTTTATAAATATAATCTTATTATTAATCTTTAATTCAGTTCCACCATCACAATCATTTAAATATAGAATAGCAGTTTTGCATTTGAAATTATAATCAGTATGCCAAACGGATCTATTAAATAATGCGCTAATAAACAGGTTGGCCCTAACTTGAAGAGGCGCCTTTGCTCCTAATTTTTCTAAAATGGGAATGATGTAGGGTTCGTACAATTCGGACCAGTATCTCATATTATTATAAAAACAATAAGAAAAAAATATTGGATCAGTGGTATTACTAACCATGTGATCTCTTCTTCTCCATGGAAACTCGTACTCCATAACTAAATTTTTAATTTTTTCAAATACATCTGGAGCTAAAAATTTTTTGCGCGTTTGATATTTCATTTTTTTTGGATCAGTGATATTACTAACCATGTGATCTCTTCTTATACCCTCAGTAAGAAGGTTTCTTCTCCATGGAAACTCGTACTCCATAACGAACTTTTTAATTACTTCAAAAAAATCTTTAGCTAAAAAATTTTTGTACGTTTGATATTTCATTTATTTTGATTATTAAACCTCGCGGGTAAACCTAAACAAACCCGTCCATCAAATTTATTCTTTTTTCTAGACTTATTTTTTGCATCATTATAATGTAAAAAAATCTGGGCGCAGGTTTCTCCTTTAAATTTATTCCGCCAATGTTCGAGAGTTTCTCCCCGATAGAGAAGCATCTCTCCTATCTTTAGATCAATAGGAGTTCCTTTTTGATTTCTTTTTCCAGTTGGATCTAAATAAATAGTCCAGGGATCTCCTCCAATAAATAAAGTAAGAGATATTTCACAAGAATTACGATCCGAATGACGCTGAAGAATATCATCTTTTTTATACATTCTTCCATAGCCATAACAGGGAACCAGGGTAGTTTCTGTTTTACTTTCAACTAAAGGCAAAAGTTTCATCAGTAATGTCTCAATTGCTGCATCCCCATAAACTGAATAAGTATTACTGATCTGAGGATCAGAATGCCAATTTCCATAAGTATGGGCGTCCGTTTCATTCGAAGAAAGATACTTTATATTCATCATATATTTTACTGCGCGTCGTTTTAAGATTAAATAATTAAAAATAAAATTACTCATTTCTCCCGAGACAGCTTGAGAAATAATCTCATAGCCCTTAGTTTTAAAACTCATATAAATTTGGTCCCTACTAACCATAAGGTTAAAGTTTTTCTTGTTCCCTTAGTAACGGGCGTAACACGATGATTTCTAAAAGAAGGGAAAGTAACCATGTTACCAGGTACCGAAAGCTCTTTAATATGGCTATATTTGGTTCCCAAATAAAAAGACCCACCCTCATAGGGGGCTTCAGACAGGTTTAAAAGATTGGTAAGTTTAAAATCACTGACAGCATTTTGAAATGTAATTCCATCTTCGTGCCAATCATATTCGCCTTTAGAAGTAGAAGAATAGACATTATGATGAAGAGTAGATGGATCTTTAATTGGATATAAATTAAACCCAAATCCCCATTCATTGGCATAAAGCGCCTGTGTATACATGGGTGATAGTAAAGATTTAATTTTTCCCCATTTAACCATTTTAACTTCAGAAGTTTTAGTTACTCCAGACGCTGGAACATCTTCCAGTTGCAGTAAGTTTCTAGTAATGAGTTTATTAATTTTTTTAATTTCAGCGGGCCTAAAAACAGATTGCCAATAGTACCAAGGACGTGCGGGAGACGATTTCATTTGAAAGGTTTTCCCCAGTGCCACGCAATTAAACTATATCTTTTTCCTTTAGTTAGCGGTTGAAGTCGATGCCAAATAAAAGAAGGAAAACAGATAAGAGTCCCTTGTTCATTTAGTTCATTGATATTTTTGAATTGTCTATCCGATTCATCTGGATCCTCTGCTCTAAAATCCATTTGAAATTGACCCCCTTGATAAGAAGCGGGATTAGAAAGAGAAATTACAGTACTAATTTTTCTTATTTTACCGTATGTTGGACTAGAAGGATCTGCCCCCGGAATAGGGGAACTATCATTATGCCATCCATAAAAGTATCCCTTTGTATAGTAACTAAATTGCATCTTTTCCGTCCAGTCCAATTCAAAATTCCACCCTGCGTTTTTATTAGCCATCCCTACAAAAGGATAAATAAGTTTGTATAACCAAGAATCCTTAAGCCAGGTGACCTGTGATTTTCTTTTCTTAAACAAAGTTTGTTTTTCTTTTTCAGTTAAGGGTTTCTTTTTAAGATCTCTAAGAGCGTCTGATTCCCCGGCAACATCGTAGATAAGAGCTTGCGCTTTTGGTTTGGAACGAGCTAATTTTATAACTTTATTACAAATAGAAGGAGAGAAAGCCTTATTAAAATACCAGTAATAATTTCTAGGAATCATGGTAAATCTTCTGGTTTAAAAATGCTCGAGAAGAAAGACAACCACTCACATTTAATAACCACTGTAGTTTTCTTTTATCTAATTGAGTGATAGCTTCTTGCCATTCTTTTTTAAATTCGGCGTAAGTACTTTTTGAACTGTATTTCATTAAGGTGGGCAGATCGGTAGCGGGCCAATCGAGTCCTGTCGCAATACAACTCAAACCTCCCTCTGGATCATAAGAATAATTTTGCACTCTAGATATTACAGCACGCTGAAAGTCATTATTAATAGAAGCATAGTTAAAATCAAAAGGATAGGTACGTTCTTGAATAGCTCTCCAGTATTTAGTATCGGTTCGACTGGATAAAGCATAGTGAAGACCTACAAATCCCGCAAAGCCTTTGCACAGTCTACTAGCAGAATAATTAAAATTATCACGAGTAAATTGAGAAATTTCCGATCGTCCTAAGCAACGTAATAAAAAATGTAAATATTCATGAACCGTTAAGAGTCCATTACTTTCTAATGGTTCAATGAAACCTGCCGATAGCCCTATAGCACATACATTCTTAACCCAAGCATTTTTGTATGCGCCTCCTTCGAATTTAATTTTTTTAAATTCTAATTGATCCGGCCAGTTAGGGTTCCATTTTCTTTTTTTATCCACAAAGAAAGAAGGAATAGGATGAAATTGTATTGTAGGATGACCGAGCCAATATTTAAATTCTTTAAGGGCATCTTCATCTGAAATATATTTATCTGAATAAACATATCCTGTTCCAATTCTTTCCCATAAAGGAATAGTCCATATCCATCCATTCTGAATGGCCGTACAATTCGTGTAGTTTTTGAATTCATTTCTTATATTTCTATAGGGTATTTTAGTGGCCCACGCTGAATTATTAGGCAGGTAGTCAAAGCTCTCAAAAGGTTCTTTCAAAGTTTTTCCTAATAAAAGAGATTTAAATCCCGTGCAATCAATATAAAGATCAGCTTTATGTTTTTTGTTAAGAGATATAATCCCCTTTTTATAATCTGTTTCGATAGTTTTAATTTCTTCTTGAATATGTTTAACTTTGTTAGGAATACAGATATGGTCTCTAAGCCATCCCGCAAACAGTGTAGCATCAAAGTGATAGGCTACATCTTTTTGAAAGGTCCAATCGCCATCCACAATATTGGGTTTGTCGCTTATTCGATTTTGTGTCACCAAAGCCATTTGAGGAAACATACATTCCGCATAGTCCATATTATGGGTCTGGGGATATATAATTTTTTTAAAATACCAATCGTTTAGTCGTGCTTTATTACCTTTGAGATAAGGAGGGCCAAAAGGATAATGAAAACCTCCGTCTCCTAGCCGACCAAAATCTTGAAAACGAATACTTAGTTTGTAAGTAGCATTACAATGTTTCATAAAGTCTTCATCTTTAATTTGCATCATGGATAGCCATTCATTAATTTGGCCCAAGGTACTTTCTCCCACTCCTACTGTAGGAATATTAGGAGATTCAATTAATATGATTTCTTTGTCCGAACAAAATTTTGATAGTGTGGCTGCTGTCATCCAGCCTGCGGAACCTCCTCCAACAATAATAATTTTTTTAATCATGGAAATTTAAATCAAATCCAATGATGGTTTTAACAGTAGTAGATTGATTTATTGGACCATAATGTTCAATGTTACCCGGAGCAATAATCATATCCCCTTCTTTAACTTTAGGAAAAATAAAACATACATTGCCTGTATCAAATTGATTAAACGGTTGTTTAAAAGCTGTTCCTTGATGAAGTTTAGGATTAAAATCTACATAAACAACGCCTGTAAGTATACAGTTACTATGACTATGAAGAACATGGTCCATCCCTTTTTTATAAGAAGTAGCCCAAGCAGCTGTAATTTGTAAATTATGTTTTACTTCTTGCACAAATTCTCTCAGAGGATCCTTAAAAATATTAACCACTTCTTGTATAAATCCTGCTTTGATTTCAGAAGAAGTTTTGGCCCTGTTACTTAGAAAATTTTGATTTTTAGCAGACACACAAGGATATTGATTTAAAAGAGGCTTAATCTTTTTTTTAATCTTCGACCAATTCTTAATACTATAGATCCAATAGGGGACAATAAACATGGTGTGTTTCATATCAATCCTTCTTTCTATAATTATAAGATAAACATATTCTTATGTCATTATTTTTTTGTTGTGCCACACAATGATATAAATGACTCTTAAATATTAAAACCATTCCTGCTTTTGGTTGAAACTCAACTTGTTCAAAATTAAGATTATTATAAGATAAAATCTTTGGGGACATGGCATCAACAGGGTTTTTAAAATAAATTTTTGCTGAAGAATCATTACATCGTAAATAATAAGCTGCACTAATCATAGCAGGAATGTGAGCGTGCCAGTCTTGATAGTTATTTTTTTTATAGATGCTTAACCATACCAAAGGATCAGTGTCTAAACAACTTAAATCAATACTCTGAGCTTCACAATAACGTATTACTTGGTTAGTTACAAATTCATTGATATTTGAAAAATCAGGATCCTCTCCTAAATTATAGGTGTCTAAAGTGTTATAAGTATCATTTGATACCCAGTTCTTTCCCCCACTTTTAATTTTTTTTCTTAGTTTTAAACATTTTTTTGTTAATTTATTTTCTAAAGTTTGATGATCAGGATTTGTAGCAACACCTATAAGGGTGGGAAAATAAGTATGCAAAGCCAGTTTCTCTGTCATCTTGACATCATAATATATCTTTTTTAATATGTAAATCTGTGGACTTAAAAGAATACATTTTACCTAAAAATACTTGTATGGGAGGATGGTATATTCCTCCTCATCTTTGTGATGATCTCATTCAAATTTTTAAAGATAATCCTCAACATCAATCTCCAGGTGCTCTTGGACCTCCTCCTTTAAAAATAAATCCTAAAAAAAAAGAATCTACCGACGTAACTATTGATCCCAAGTACCGTGATCCTTTGTTTATACAGTATCTGCAGTATTTACAAGCCGTGATTGATTTGTACATAAAAAAATATCCTGAAGTAGCCAAATTCAGTAAATTTGGTTTAATTGAAAGGGCTCAAATTCAATATTATCGACCTGGACAAGGCTTTAGGGAGTGGCATTCAGAAAGAACAACTGGTGATTCAAAGCGTTGTTTAGTGTTTATGACTTATTTAAATAGTGTCCCTGGTGGTGGTACCCATTTTAAATATCAAGAGTTGACCACGCCTGCTGAAAAAGGCCTAACGTTGATGTGGCCTACGGATTTCACTCATACTCATAGAGGGCAAATTAATAAAAATTTAGAAAAATATATTATAACGGGTTGGTTGGGATATTATTAATCTCTCAAAAACTTGCCGGTCCATCTTCACTCACTACTGATAATGAGGTAAAATGCTATGATATACTTTAATCATTATGTCATTACAAAAAGTAGCACTAAAGCCAGGATTCAATAAACAAGCCACTGCTTCACAAGCAGAAGGAGAATGGATTGATGGAGATAATGTCCGTTTTCGGTATGGCTCTCCTGAAAAAATAGGAGGTTGGAATCAAAAAACTAGCAATACTTTAGTAGGAGCTGCCCGAGCACTAACCACATGGACATCGGTAGATGCTACCAAATATGCAGCTATTGGAACTAATAAGATGCTTGCTGTCTATTCAGGAGATGCCTTTTATGATGTGACTCCACTAGCCTCTACTGTAGCTACATGCACAATAACTTCAACTACAGGATCAAGCACTGTAACTATTAATAAAGCTTCACACGGATTAGAAGAAGGGGCTTTACTAATATTCGATAATGTTACTATCCCGGCAGGCTGTAG